TGGGACTCAAAAAGACCGCTGTAAAGAAGGTCAAAGGCGGTTGGCAGGTCAAAGCAGCATAGGTGTTTGCCGATAATTCGAAATAGGTAAGAACTACGGAGGCACTTATGCAGGAATCAGGAATAAGTACGCGGTCGCGGTATTCTATAGACGTGCAGAAATTGTACGAGCGCTTGAACGAAGTCGAAGTTGGAGTTTTTGTTTCGTACTTGGAATTAAACAAGACTATTCGGTCAAACGTTCAACAAGAGGGTTATGCGGCGCTAGGTCGTGCACGGAGGATTCTTGCGAAAGAGGGAAAAGAATTTAAAACTCTTCGTGGAGAAGGCCTTCGAAGAGCTACTAATGAGGATTGTCAGGAGTTAGCTGAATCTGGAATAAGTCGAACGCGAGCGGTAGCCAGAAGGAGCTTGTTGGCACTAGAAAACCTACCAAATCCGGGTTCTCTGGGTAAGTTGGAGTTGGCGTCGGTTATAGCGAAGCAAACTATTTTTGGGTTGACGTTAATGGTAACTAAGCCGTCGCGAAGGAAATCTCTTGAGGGTGAACTGGAAAAGAATCCAGCGCTTACGCTTGAGTCTATTCGAGCGAGGCTTTTGGACAGCTAGTTTACTGGACGGGACGGGACCAGACAATACTCAACAAGACGGAATCTGACGGGGCAATACTCAACGAGACGGAACAAGATCGGACTGCATACGACCGAATGAGACGAGACCGAACGAAACGTGACTCGACAACACACGTGTTTTCTCGAGTCAAGACACAGGAGAGGTACATGGAAATAACTAAGTATGAAGCGCGAATTGCGGGTATTTCCCCGATTTCGCAGGGCAAGTATCACGGCATTCCGAAGAAGGATGGCGAAACTTATGAAGATCATGAGGATAGAACTTGGCGTGAACGAATGCATGCGACTTCTGATGGAGTGGTGTTTATTCCACCGATGGCGTTTAAAAATGCATTGTCGTCGGCAGCAAAATATCTGTCCATGAAGATACCGGGAGAAGGCAAGAAGACCTACACGAAGAAGTTCGAGTCCGGTGTGTTGTGCTCGGAACCAGTAGTTTTGGATGGTATTCTTAAGGACGAAGTGCCGCGACTTAAGCTATTTGTTCCTTCGGATGGTAAGCGAGGCGGGAGTTCCAGGGTAATGAAAAACTTTCCTGCGATTCCGAAGTGGGGTGGTATTTTATACGTGGATGTTTTGGACCCAATTATTAAGTTGGAGGTTCTAGAAAAACATTTGGAGGTTGCGGGATACATGATCGGTGTGGGAGCTCTCCGAGTAGAAAATAATGGTTATTTTGGTAGGTTCAAGGTTGAACGTCTTCGCGTAATTGAATCGTAAGTAGAACGGAGCCCCACAGGCTCCCCGGTAATCCTTCTAGTCAAGTACCCAACCCATCCAACACACCCAGTCCAGTAATCCTACTGGCATCCAAGTCTGATACCAGCATCCACAGAATTTCCCCGTACGCTACCCACCCAGGCGATTCTTTTGTACAAATCGACTCTGTGCTACAGTGAGAGAGTGGAGGTAACAACAGAATGCCATGCAACTAGACACGGAATCGATACACGAGAAAACGCAAGAGGCAGAAAAAGCAGTTGAATCAGGAATACCGGGGATACCCCAGAGACTACTAACTGACCGAGAACTTCAGAAGCTTGCGGATTTCATTATGGAGTTTGCCCAGACGATGACTGGCGTGACTCTGTATCCGTACGAGCACGAGTTCGGTTGGAGGATCTGCTATTCCCTCCTGCGTGAGGATGCTGAGGAGCTTACCGCGCTATTCTCCAGGCAAAGTGGGAAGACGGAAACGGTAGCGGTGGTGGTATGTGGCCTTATGGTTCTACTGCCGGTTTTAGCCCGGACCCTGACTAACGACGAAAGAATCTCGAAGTTCAAGGACGGCGTGTGGTGTGGAATCTACGCTCCGAACTATGAGCAGGCCGGCATCATGTGGGCCAGGATGAAAGTCCGCATGTACTCCAAGAGTTCGAAGAGCACCCTGCTAGATGGAGACATCGATATTGACATCACGAACGCTCGAGAGAACATGGTGTTGCCGAACGGTTCTTTCGTGGACTGCGGTACTGCTTCTCCCCAGGCCAGCATCGAGGGTAAGACCTACCATTTAATTTTGCTCGAAGAATGCCTGGGACCAGATTCTCTAGTTGAAACGCCAGATGGTATGTTTCGGATCGAAGAGATAGTTCGGAATGGTTATTCCGGTAAGGTCAGGGCTTGGAGTCATGAGAGGGAAGAAGCGGTCTGGGCTCAAGTGCAGGGGCTACTCGAACGACCGGCAGCACAAGAATGTTATCGCTTAGAATTTGATGATGGAACAGTGCATGAATGTACGGGAGCGCACCCCTGGTTTCTTGATGGATGCGGATATATTAGTACAAAGCAACTCTTTACACGAAGCAAGAGTTCATACTATAATACTTCTATACTCCTCAACAGTATAGGAGAGGCAGAATTCAATGGATCAGATGCTACTCGGGACACTTCTTGGAGACGGAAGTTTGCTTTATCCAGACAAGAAGTATTCGAAGAGTCCACGCTACGAAGCCAATCATTCAGTGAAGCAGATAGATTATGTGCGGGAGAAGCTAGACCGGCTTCGAGAATACGGTGCTACGAGAGTGGTTGTGCGGGAAAATCCAGGCAAGGGTTCCACTTGGGCGAGAGTACAGTCGAAATGTCGTCGAGAGTTGATTCCATATCACGAGGCTTTGTATGTAGGACGAAAGAAAGTGGTCACGAAAGACTATTTGAACCTGTTGTCGGCAGAGGGTTTGGCGTGGTGGTGGATGGACGATGGAAGCCGGCATCACCTAGGGGCTTCGGGTGGTTTGGCGACCAATGGATTTTCGGTCCGAGAAAATCAGGCCATACTCGAGTATCTAATGGAGGTGTGGGGTGTACGCGCTCAGCTTATAGAGGACAAGAGAAGCCATACGTACTCGATTCGGTTTCGAGTTCAACCGTTGGCACGGCTGTGCGAAATAATTCGGGATTACGTTTTCGATTCGATGAACTACAAACTGATAGGCCCGAGGCGGTTGGTGTGCGTCATCTGCGGAGAGAGCTTCATTCCGTATCGGATGAGTCTAGCCAACCCGGTGTGTTCCTCACAATGCAGAACGGAAAAGAAAAAGCTGTACGACTCCGGCAAATTGCAGTCATTCCTCCGATCGAGAAAGTCTATGACCTAAAGACCAGCGAAAATAATTTCTTTGCTAGCGGGGTCCTCTCGCATAATACTCAAGACATCAACAGCGCCAAGATTCGTGCTTCCATCCACCCGATGGCTGCTGCAACGGCAGGTACTCTGGTGAAGATCGGTACGTGCAATCGGCAGAAATCGGATTTCTACGAAGCCTGTAGGCGTAACCAACGTTCAGATGTGAAATCCGGTAGTGCTCGATCTCGGGATAGGACCCACTTCCAGTACGATTACACCGTGGCTCAGCGGTATAACGCCAAATATCAGAAGTATGTTGCCAAGGAGATGGACCGACTCGGATATGATTCGGACGATTTCCGCATGAAATATCGGCTCCACTGGCTCCTAGAACGCGGAATGTTCGTGAGTCCGGATATGTTCGATGAGTGCGGCATCAAGACCTCAGACCAGGCGTTGAGCATCAAGAAGGGAAGAGGCCGGCGAATCAAGGATGTCATCTTCACTCGTCCTCCGAATGTGGTGACCTACGATCCTACGACTCAGGGGATAGTCGCTGCGATTGACGTTGGTCGGGAGAACTCTACGGTCGTTACCGTGGGCAAGGTCTTCTGGGATGGTCCGGTGCTTCACGGCGAGGAGAAACGTTTCCCGATTCACATCTACAATTGGCTTGAGCTCTACGGTGACGACCACGAAGCTCAACATCCTCAGATAGTAGAATTCCTGAAGAATTACAAAGTGGACCAGGTGATAGTCGACGCGACTGGTAAGGGTGATCCCGTCTATTCCCGGTTGGCGTCGGAGCTGGATAGGTACGGAATTACGGTTACTCCCTTCGTGTTCACGGCTAAGTCCAAGGATGTGGGGTACAAAGTGTTTCACCAGGAATTGACTACCCGTCGATACACGTTCCCTGCAGGAGCCAAAGCCTCTCGCCTGCAAAAGTGGCAAAGGTTCAACAATCAGATGTATGATTTGGAGAAGGAGTGGAGAGGTAGTACGATGATCGTGCACAAGGCTAAGGACGTCGATGCAGCGGATGACTTCTGCGATTCGGCCATGATGCTTTGTTGGTTGGTGAACGTGAGGGGTACTATGGAAGTCGATTCAGGAGCAAATCCGCTTCTAGGAAGATCCGCAAGATGGTTGGCATCGGAAATGAAAGAAGCTGGCGCTTGGTTCAAGACTAGGATGGACCCGAGAAGGAATGCTCGGCCAAGTCGTCGAGGAAGGTGGGATTAATGCCTAAGCAACAGTCAGAAGAAACTCGTCGGAAAATTGGTAACGGTGTTCGAGAAGCGGCCAAGACGAGGAGAGCCTTGAATTCGAATATGGGAAAGAACATGCAGAAAGTGGCAGAGGGATTTGCCAAGGGACACCCTGATGGAAAGGGTCCGTCCAAAGTTCGCAATTACGGAGATTTTGGTGTAGTACCAAGAGAGGCCGTGAACACCGATCATGCTTCGGCCAGTTTGCCAGAGCGTAAAGAATATGACCCAAAACGCATCGAAGAATTTAAGAAGAGGAAAGAAGGCGAAAAAGGCGGTCAGGTCAAGCCTTCTAGTGGAGGTGCATAGTGGCTGATTACACGAATCCCAGTCCGACTGTGACACAAGGGATCTCGAATGCTTTTGAGTTAATGTTCCATGACGATCTCAACAGGAACTTTGCTCGTCGTCTTCAAGCCTACCGTAAATATTGGCTGTTCTACCTAGGGAAACACTGGTCCTATGTCAGAGATC